AACGTACCAATACTATTTGCTACTGTAGTTAACTTTTTGCTTAAAATAGGAATTTTTGTGTCTGCTAATTGTTTTAATGGCGTTGATACCGCAGTTATTCTATCTGCAGCAATTCCTAATGATCCAATACCTTGGATAAATTCTTTATTAGCAAATGTTTTTGACGCGTCAGTCGCAAATTTAATTAATGGGCTATTTTCATTAAGAACATCGAGTCTTGCTGAAACGACACCTTGTTGTGCTGTCTCTACTCCGACTGCAGTTACCCCAGAAACTGATATTCTATCTCGTATTTGTTCTAATAGGTCATTTGCTGTTTCTGCAGTTGTTCTAGTATCAGACATTTTAATTAAATCGTCTATATCTTTTAATTTATCTTCATCACCTTTTGCGTCTTTACGAAGTCTTTCAATTTCTGTTTTTGCTTCGTCTGCAGACATATTCATAATTTCTTCTGCTCCGAGCTTGACTGCTAATTTTCTTTTTTGAATCATTTTAGCTAATGTAGCTTCATCCGTACCCATTAATTGTGCAGCTTTTTGTCTTGCAAACAAATTCTTTTCTAATGTTTCACCCTCACTTTCGATAAATTGATTCATTAACTCTGCTTGTTTAGTAGAGTCTCCAGTAATGGTTGCCATTCGATATTCGTTAGTCAAACTTTTGCCTTGATTGTCTAATAAACGTCGTCCGGTGAGTTGTTGGTATTCCATTTCGGCGCCAATACTAGACTCAATTTCTAACAATCCTTTACCCGTTCCATGTAACTGTTCCATGGTTGTTCCTAACAATCTAGCTTTCATTGTAGCTGTTTCTAAATTGCTTCCAACTCTACCATATTGTAATTGAAGATCTGCACCCATGGAAGATATATCTTCTATAATTTGTTTTTGCATTTGCACTGCATCAATTCCGGTAACTCCCTCAAGAGCTCTAGACATTTCATCTATTGCTCCTGCAGCTTCAGCTCCTGATTTACCTATACCAGCAGCGTACAACTCAAAGCTTTGGGCATTTTCTTCTGATAACCCTAAATTATTTTGTAAATATGTTTGAGTTTTTACTAGTTCGTTTACAAAATTTGCGTTTGCTTTACTGGAAGCTATAAATCCTCCAGTTATACCTTTAAGACTATCAGCATATTTAAATAATTTGTCACTTCCAACTTTTATATCTTTACCTAGTTTACGTAATTCATGAGCAAATTTAATAGCACCTTTGCTACTCATTCCAAAAGATTTATTTAGATCTTTATTTGATTCTTCAAGAAAATTTTGATTTTGTATTGCTTTCAATACTGCTTTATTATAATCTTCTTGATATGCTTGTGCTCTACCTATACCCGCACTATATGCTTCAAAGTCTGATATAGTGGCACCTAGTGTATTTTTTACCTCTTCAAGTGTAGTATCGACTGCTTTTAAGCTAGAAACAAATCCATCGATATCATTACTAAGTTTTGCAAATCCTCCGCTCTCTGTTAGATTTTTTAACGCATTCTGTATGTCCTTAAATGGATTAGCACCTAATCTTTCAAGGTTTCTTTTAGAGTTTGATATATTTTTCGGAATTGACAAATCTTTATTCTTTTAATATAAATATTTACTGTTTATATTTAGTAGGCGGAGTAGCAATTTTATTTTTATTTTGCTTGATTCGTTGCTCTATTTCTGCAGCATCGTCACTCCGCATCTTGTTGATACGAGATATCCATAGCTTTCTAATACGTAGTGGCATCGTGTAGATGTCTTCAAATGTCCAGCGTCCTTCGCCAGCCCATAATAAATCAAATATTTGATTATGAAATTGTACTTGATGTTGTGGTCTAAAACCAAAAAAGTTTAACGTCAAATCGAAACACGGCATCGTGGACGCCTCCTTCTGCGTCCGTTGCAGTAGTATTATAATCTAAACCAGGTGTCGTATCCGTAACATGTTTACGAAATTTTCTACTATCTAATGCTCGTAAATCAAATTTAAGGTATTCTTGAATATCTGCTTGTGATGTATTTCCATTAACGGCTTGTACTGTATGTTTTAAAAATTCAGATATTCTACTTGATTCGGATATATTTTGTGCTTCGCCAGCTGTTAAATATTTATATGTTAATATGTCTCCGGTTGTAGGAACTGTATATGTAAAGTATCCGGCTTCATCACTGTTTTCATCGAATGTTACGGCTTTTAATTTTGAAAGATCTATAACGGCTTCTTTATCTTTTATATTTACTGGATAATCTACTCCATAACCTAAAATTCTAGCAGATATAATAGCCCATTCTTTATCGCCTGGAACTAAATCGTTTGGATTAATATTAGGAGAAATAATCAATGCTTCTAGCAATTTATCAAAAACAACTCCTTCTGTTAAATAAGTTTGATTTGTTAGTATATCTTCATCGAATGCAGTCATATGACGCATTTCAATTTTTCCAGATCGTAATGGAGATGATTCTGAATATGTTTTTCCTTGACTAGGAAGACTAATTATATTTCCTGGAAATTTGCTAGCTGTTTTATTTTGTTCGTATCGTTGTTTTGCTAGTTCGACAATTTGCTTGTTGTCTAATCGATCGGTAACTTTACTCATATTTTGTTCCTTGTTATAACTTTATTTAATATAAATATTGACTCAGTAAAAAAGCCCCGTTATGTAACGAGGCTTAATATTATATAAATTTTTAATTAGAATTGGAAGATTGCATAATCATATCGAAGATTCATTTCAATCATCATAACATCTTCGCTACCCCAATCTAGACTTCCGAAATTTGAATCTACAATGTATGCTCCTATCAAATCCCACTGTTCTACTTTTTCTCCTAATGGCGAAAGTTGATTTAGTGTAATATCTTTTTTATACATAGAAGAATATCCATTTCTACCTGTTACAGATTCATGATGTAAACGTACCCATTCCATAACTGCTTGTGTTGCAGAAGGAATAATTGGATCATAAAGTGTTATACTTATTGCTTGCCATTCTGACTTACCTTTTACATAACGTTTAACATTCATATGATCTAATGCAACTTCACCGTTTTGTATGCTAGGTTTTGCAGAAGCTTTAATTAAGAATGCAGGTATTCCATCAATTTCCATGATAAACTGATGTTGTTTCTTTGGTTCCCAGGAATAGGCCTGTCTCCAATAATTATTATCTAATCCATAATCCTCAAAATTAGTTCCTGGATTTGCGGTATTCACTCTATCTATTAGTGCCATATTAATTCCTTGTTATTTTAATATAAATATATGTACAGTAAAAAAGGCAGAACCGAAATCCTGCCTTTCATATTAAAATTACTTTCTATTCTGGAAACGCTGCTCCGGTAGGTTGAATATTGAAATCTAATATAATAAACTCTGCTGTTCTTGTAGGCTGTAAAAATATTTGTCCATATAAAATATTTCTATCAATTACATCTGGTGTATTATTTGATTCATCCATTACAACTCGGAATGCTGATAATCCTTGTTCTGCTGCAACTTGCTGCAAGTATGGATTAACTATATTCAAGAATCTTGTTCTAGTTGCCGATGTATTTTGTTCGAATACTAAATATCTTGTTGATGAAGCAATAAACTTCTTAACTGTGATAAGTAATCTTCTTACATTTACCCGGTCTAATGCACTCGGACGAGCTTGTAATGTCTTTTGTCCCCAAACAACTATTCCTTCATTAGGGAAGTTTGCTATAGGGTTTACTCGATTTTCATACAATTCGTCTCTGTTAGCTTGACTTAAATTTTTATATGAACCAACTACCGTTGTTAATCCTCCGCGTGTCAAACCAGCTGGTGCATACCATGGAGCAGTGACTGCATCATTAAATGCTAATACTCCTGGAATTGCTACTGATGGTGGCACCCAAATTGGAACATTTTTAGCTGGATTAATAATTCTTACCCATGGCCAATATGTTGCTGTATAATTACTGTCAATACTAGTTACTTGTTGAACTACAGTGTCAATATTATCAGTCAAAGCATTTGAGTCCATTACATAGAATGTATCTTGTCTATCCGATGCTAAGTTTCTTGCTGCGCTTGTTACTAAAGGATGTAAACTATCGATGATACCTGGAGTAATCAACATGTTCATATCGTAGTAGTCTGTATTTCCTAGTAAGGTAAATGCTTTATTATATGCTTTTGTTCCTGCCGTGCTAGTTCCGCTACAATCAAATCCAAACGTGTTTGCTGCTTTGATATTAGTACCAGATAATTTTGGTAGGTTTGGACGAGCTCCATCAAATCCACCTTGCATAGGCACAATGAATTTTCTTGTGTTGATAGATACATTAGTTGTAAATGTTCCGGCTGTCAATGCACTTTGCAAAGATCCGCTATAAGCGCTAGCTAATGATGGGAAAGCTGCATCTGCATCTTGATTAACATCGCCAAGATAGAAATCTGCATTGCTTCCTGTTGTTGATCCGCTTGTCGGTGTTGGCGCTAAATAATTTAGGTTATTCAAGTTATCAAAATTGAATCCTAAATAATTTCTACTATTATATGTTGTCTGTACTTGTGATGTTCTGTATGAAACAGCCGTCATATTTATGGTACCATTAAAATTAGGTACTGGTGATGTTGCTGCTCTAAATCCAAATGGAATCAATGTTTTATCATTTGTTGCTGCACTTACACCATCTGCTACTTCTACTCGAATAAATTTAGATAAATTAGGATAATCTCCTGATATAACTATATCATTTGCATCTGTAATTGTTTGATATCTATCTCCAATAACTCTAGAAATGTATCTTGGCGAATTCGGATCTAAATTTACATTAGTAAATGCTTCAACTATGTCTGGCGAACGATCTGTGTCTTCTGAAGAATAAGGTGTGTTATAAAGATTACTTGTATTAACACGTCTTACTTCAACTGTAAATGTTCCATAGCCATTAGGAT